CTATAAGGAGAATAAAATAAATGAAGCGTGTTTTACAGTTCATCTGGAAACATCTTGATGCTTGGGCTGGAGAAGCATTTACTCTTGTAGGTTTAATGATTGCTTGGATACTGGTCGAGCCAGGTCCTACTAGAGATACTATTGGTATAGTATCGTTAGGTGCTTTCGCTATCTGGACACTTGTAAAAGTGACCTTGAATAGTGAAAAGTCAGACGATTAGTTAGCGTCTGAATCCCCTCTAACACTGGAGATAAATGCTAGTTGAGGCAATATTTGCCTTGACTCTTCAGCATCCAACTCCAACGCCTAGTCAATGGGAAGCGTTGAGGATGTGTGAGTCAAGCAATAGAACCAATGCAGTATCAAGAACAGGAAAGTATAGGGGTCTTTACCAATTTGATTTACCTACCTGGAAATCAGTTGGTGGGACAGGAGACCCTGCCATAGCAAGCAGAGCAGAGCAGCACAGACGTGCTGCTATGTTATATGCTAAACGTGGCTGGCAACCGTGGTATCACTGCGGTAAGGTAGCCAAACACACAACTGAATAAGGAATAGGAAAAGGACCGAGCAGCCCCATCTGCTCGGTCCTTTTTTTTGTTTAGTAGGCTGCTTTATCTTTCTTTAATATTCTGATAGCCCATTCAAGTCCACCATTAAAACCTTTTAACCATTCATCTGTTTCAGGTTCTATCTTAGCGTCTTCTATTTTTTTAATAAACTCTTCTATTATTTTTTCCATTGTTCAACAGGGTACAAGATATCTCTAGGTATTATTCTACCGTATTGTGCTTGTATTCCTTTATCCCATCCTTCTTGTGCTGGTATCCAACCAAGTATTTCTACTTCTTTAAATTCTTTAGGTATAGGTACAACACCGAAGATTACTAGTCCTTCTTTCTTTAAATCTTTTTCTCTGACAGCAGGACCATCTTGCGTTCTAACTCTACGTACTTCGATATTATAACCAACGTCAGGTAAGTCTTTATATTTTTTATGGTCCGACCCTTCCCAGATACTGGCTGACCAGTATTCATTAACTGCTTTAGCGACAGCCAATTCGCCAATCGCAGCAGCAACGAGTGCAGTACGGTTGTCTTCCATTTTGAGAGGATTGTAATAAGGTGCATCTGGTTTACCCCAATTGTTTGTGTATCTTCTGATACCAATAGTGCTGGCGTATTCGTATTCCCAAGTTTCTAATTTAATTATCATTTAATTCCTCATCATCATAAAACTCAGGGTCACAGTCCCAACAATAGCCATCAATAAGCCCTTCTTCCTCTTTGCATATTTTGCAGGGAGGATATGGTTCTCTATCTAAAGGTGTGGCTGGTGTAACTAGGGCACCACATCTAAAACATTCTGCATCTTCAAGTGCGTAAGCACTTGGCATATAACCTATTTCGTCAAACATAACTGTCATACGAAACCAGTTGCTTTGACAATTAGGGCATACAGGGGTTGGTATTCCTCTGTAATCTTCACCTTTCTTTTTTTTAGATGCCATAGTCTGATTCTGAATATGGTCTTTTGCCACCGAGTTCATGTATCATGGAACGTATTGCTCTGTCTACACGTTTACGTGCAGCATCAGCACTGATACTTAATTCATTACCAACATCTTCTAATGTGGTATTGATTGAAGTAAATCTTAATCTTAAAACATTTTGATGTCTTTCTTCTAATGCTTCAAATGCTGTAGATATATCTGCTCGTACTGCTAACCAAGTATTACTTTCAGAAACAGCATTCCTATTTGGTTTATAGTTAACATCGTTAACACCAACAGGTAACATGTAGGAGTCAGTGAGAATGTATGGCAGAAATTCTTCTATGATTTGTGGTTCATAATAGAAATTATCTTGCACTTCATAGCCTGCAGATTTGGCTTTTTCTTTTGTGCAAAACTTTAAAGCAGCGTTTCTTAATGACCTGCTTATTAGTTTGTCTCTATCTTTTTGCTGATAGTTTTCATACCAGTCTTTTACTTTATGTGGTCTTGATGCAAACCATAACCACAGTTCTTGCCTTATGTCTTGTCGGTCAACCATCCGATATCGTTTAGCATATTCATTAGATATGTAACCGACAAGTGATTCGTAGTCTTCTATGTAGTTGTGCTTCATTTGTTTTCTTGTTGTAAGTTTTTAGTCTTCTTGACTAGGGACTCCTGACCATTTGCCACGAAGCACCATAAGGGCAATTGCTGAATAGTTTAGCAGGTCTATGAATGAATCTTCTATTGACTCATTTTGTGGCGTGTCTTTAACTTCGTAGATTAGGTGGTTAAGTCTTGCCATCTTGTCATGCATGCGTACCAGGAGTCCATTTAGTGGTCCTCCTGGGGCACTAGCAATGTTCTTTGGACCATAGTCTAATTGTTTTTTAACTAATAGTTCCCATGCTTCGTTATATATGGCGACTGATTGGAACTTAAAGTCTTCTATGTTATCCAATTTCTTTACCTAATTCTTCCAGTTCTGTATCTAGGTTCCTCATGTGTTCTTCTACCATGGTTTCGTGAACAAACTCTTTAGCATTACTTGGTTCTAGTGTTCCTACTGCCACCATTCTACCAAGTTCATCTAACCATCGTAGTCCTTCTTCTTTGTTTTCACGTATCTTTATGTAAACATCTTTCAATGCTTTATACATATTGATACCAACCATTTCATCAGTCTCAACTGATGGTCTCACATACATTTCGGTGTCTACATCCATTAAATCGTAGATACTTTTATTCATTTCCCAAGGCGTCTTTAACATGATTGTTAATAAACTCTGGTCCTTGTTTTCTGACGACACTATTTACATCCTCTCCCTCAGGCATTTGTACTATTCGTACATTTGCGCTTGCTCTTTGTATTCTTTTTCCGAACTCTAACCCTGCTTCATCACCATCAGCAAGCACTAACACAACATCAAAGTCTTCTAAGATTCTGGTGTAGTGTTGTTTCCAACTTGCTGCACCTGGTGCACCAATTGTTGGATGGTTTGTTTTAGCAGCCATTGTTATTGTGTCCATCTCTCCTTCACATACACATAAGTATTTATCTGCTGTGAATAAAGCATTAACATTAAACAATGTTGTTTCAGCACCTGTTAGTCCAAGATATTTTGGTTCTGAATTGTCTAATGACCTGAAGCGGATATCTACTACACCACTTCTTGTCATGTATGGAATGCTTAATCTACCTTTGTATTGTTCATGACCTGGTAGTGTCTCTTCCACGACGCCCAGATGGAATGGACTTACTTCCTCTAGGGACAGACCTCTCTCTTCCAAATAACTTGACGCTTTGTCTACGTGTTTTGCGTAGGTCTGTGCCGCCCTGATTAGAAATTGTTTCTGCGAACTTGACAGCCTCGGCATAATCTAATCCTTCCTTGTATCTAATTAAATCTATTGCATCACCTTTTATACCACAAGCAAAACACATGTAGTATTCATCATTAAAGTTTACTTGACCTGATGCGTGACTGTCATCATGGAAGCAGCATTTCATTTTCTTCCAACCAAAACCATCACGTGGTACTTTACCTTTGTAGTAAAGAAGAATATCTTTAATGGGGAATTTCAATTTACTTGTATCCTGCTTGGATGAGTAGTTTAATGTACATTTCAAATGTTAATGTGGCGTACCACTGTCCAACATCTGATTTGCCTTTTCGTTTATGAACTACTACACCTGTGTCTGCTTTAGCATTCACAGTTTCTATTAACATTTCTTCTACCCATCCAGCAAGGTCCATCTTGGCTCTGTTTTTTATTTCAAAACAAACACCATTAACTCCAGCAATATCGCCTTTGTCGTTTCTGTCCCCAGCAAGACGTCGTTCTGCATACTTCCAACCTTGTGACTGTAAATATTTTACAACATCAAGTTCTGCTTTAGAACCTTTACGCTTACTTGGGGTTGTCACTAGTATCTCTTAACTGCTAGACCAATAGTGTCTGTTGCAATTTCGTACACTGTTCTTTTTTGACCTTCATTGGTTTCATATGAACGTTGTTTAAGTTCACCAGTAACAATCACTGAGTCACCTTTCTTAAATGACTTAGCGTTCTCTGCTGCCTTACCCCAAATACTTCCGTCCAAGTATGTGGTGTTGGCGTCAACCCATTCACCTGTTGCCTCATCTTTTCTTCTTTGATTAGCAGCAATTCTGTAATTCATTACAGTGTCATTGTTGACTTGTTTAACTTGCACGTCTTCTGTTAGACGTCCATTAACTACTATAAATGGTAATGCCATTATCTTATCTCCGCTTTTCTTTAGTCGTTTGTATGTACATCTTTTAACTGCATAGATGATGGGTCAAATGACAACATTACAAATGAGCCACCTGATGCATCAGCCTTGCCGTACCTGTTCTTCACAGGTGCAACACACAGATATGTACTGTCACCAATTATCTCTTGCCCAATTGTAAGAATCAATGCAGGTATCTGATTGACCATACCTTGGACTGCTGACCTTGGTTGACATGGTGTGCCTATGAATCCTTCTTTTGTGTGATGCAAAACAAGGATGCAGGCGTTTGTATCTCTGGCAAGATACTTCAACTCTTTCATTGCTGAACGCATACCAGAGAACTCTTCGTGTCCATCCATTGCAACATCCATCAAGTTGTCAACAACTATTAGTTCAGGTGGTTGACCCCATTTGGTTTCAAACGCCATCACTAACTCGTCAATGTCATTCAATGTTGGTGTTGCATCAAATCCCCAGTGTAAGTTTTCAAACTGTTTCATAACTTGGTCTACTCTTTGGTCATTGCTTTTAATCATTTGTTCTGCATGATTTTGAGTAACACCTGTTGCCATAGATAACAGTCTCATACCCATTGTATGAGCATTAGTATCAGCAGATATGTATAAAGTTGGTACTTTAGTTTGTACTGCTAACGCTAATGCGATACTGGATTTACCTGCACCTGGGGTTCCAGCAATAAGATTTAATTCTGCTCGTCGCAAAATAATATCTGCTTGTTGGAAGGAACGGAAATGCTGAGGGAGTGGTTCTCCCCCAACATCTTTACCGTTTATTGCACGAAGTAATGTACGCATTACTTCGCTAACTTATCAGGCACAAACGCATCCCACTCAGGTGTACCCTTTTTAATGGAGATGCTCTTACATTTATCTAATGCACCTTTAGGTGCAGGACACATATAAGACTTGTATATTTCACCTGCTTGGAATTTAGATACCCCTTGCATTGCTGTCATACGACCATGCAAACAAGTTCTAAACGGACCTGAACCTGTATTACTTGTTTCATTTATGACTGTGCCACCTAATGCTGCAGCAACATTTGCTACTGCTTGTTGATTTTGAAACACAGGTTGTGGTGCACTTGTTGGTTTACCAATACCTGCTGCTTCAGCAAATGCTTCTAATGTACCAACAAAGGTTTCAGAAGTAACTGCTGCTGTTATTAATGTTTCAACTTCCTCTGTTGTATCACCACGAAATAGTGGGATAGTTCCATTAGGTAGTTTGAAACTTACCTGTATCTTTGCTTCGGACATTATCCTAGTCCTTCCTTTTTCTCGTACCATTCGCAACTGTTTTTATATCCGCATAGATTACAATGACTGTAGTTCGGAACAAATATTTTA